CAGGTGGGTTTATGTCTCCCTCGAAGAGTTCTTCGACGCGGAGATTGGTGAGCGGCCGGAGCGCCGTGGAGATCCCGGACATGACGTCTTCGATGGTGCTCACGCGACCAAGACCACCTTTCGCCTGTACGGAGCAATCCAGCCCATGGCCAGAGGGTTCTCCCGGACGCGGATGGACCCCCACTGACCGAATCCGGCGACTCCGAACGGGGCCTCTCTGATCTTGTAAATCTCCTCCGCCACGGTCAGAGCGGCGGACTTGACCGGACCAGGGACGGCCGCCCATCCCCACTTCGCGGTGACCCTGACGTTCGCGGCCCTGGTGAAGCTGAAGCCCTTCGTGGCCACGGCCCTGATACGCCACCAGGGGTAGCCCGGAACGCCGTCCACAGTCCCGTTCAGGGGCTCCAGTTGGTAGTCCGCCGCCGTCCAGGTGGTCCAGGCCGTCCCCAGGCCGGAGGCGTCCGTCTCGATCACCAGGCCCGTGACCGTGCTGAAGTCGTGGACCTCCGTGAGCTCACAGGCGTCCGGGTAGAACAGGCGCGCGGAAGCGCTCGAAGCCGTATTGAAGTCGCGCCGACAGACGGAGTTGATCCCCAGGGAGGCCGTGGTCCGAGCGAAGTCCAGGCGCGCGTCATCCTGGGTGTCCGTGAGCTCGATCCCCAGGAAGACCTTCAGCTCATCCTTCGTGATGTAGGGGTCTCCGAGTGCCATGGGTCACGCCCCCTCCGCCAGCTCCCGCGCCATGCGCGACAGGTCGAAGGTCTCTTCGTCCAGGAAGATGGCCCCCTTGTGGTGGGTGGTCTTCACAGACGTGTCCACGTACAGGGGGAGGTCCACGGCCTGGACGCGGAGGCAGAACGAAAGGTCTTCGGAGAAGGTCCGGGGGCCGCCCTTCAGGGCCGTGGGGTGGGTGATCGGATCGAACCAGGCGTCCCCGAACTTCGAGCGGACCAGCTCCAGCGCCGAACGGTGGATCATGACACACGCGGCCCCGGTACCCGAGACCGGGACCAGCTCTCCGCGCGGGTAGTCCTGGAAGGGTAGGAAACCGATCGAGTCCGGCTGTTCCACGTAGTGGTAGAGGGTGGGCTGGATCGTGAAGCGCTCCGCGTACAGGGACTCCTGGGGGTCCTTCGGGGGGTAGCGCAGACACGCGAAGCAGAGCGCGCCGACCACGGGATGGTCAACGTCACAGACGGACATGAGTCTGTCCACCGTGTCCGGCGCGAACCCCATGTCCGTGTCCACCATGAACAGGTACTCCGCGTCCGTGATGTCCAGGAAGTCTCTGGAGATCTTGTTCCGCGCTCCGGGGAGACCTCCCGCGCCCGTGAGGGAGCGGAGCTCCACGCCACCAGGCCGAACGATCCGGTTCGGTCCGAAGGCGTCATGGAGGAGGAGATCACGGTACGACAGGCCGAAGCTTGCGCTCCAGGTCCCGCCGTCCATGAACCCCACGACGGCCGTCCCCGCCTTCACCCCGCCGCCTTCCTGGCCCGCGTGGTCCGCGTCCTGGTGGTGGTGGTCTCCGTGTCGCTCGGGGCCGCGTCCTCTACCTCCGAAGCCCTGAACAGCCAGGGGTACGCCTCCACCATCGGGTGATCTTCCGAGAACTCTTCGGAGGGGTTCGGGATGTCCATCGTTCCTTCTCCATGCCAGGGGGTCCGAACGATCACAGGCCCCCCTTCGGAATGGGGCCTGACCCGGTACACCTTTGCCATAGTCCTGTCTCCTTCTGATCCGAGTGGGGACCTGGGTCGGATCAAGCCCAGGCCCCCGGTCGTTGGACGACGATCAGGCGCTGGTCTTGTCCTGGAGGAGACGGAAGGCCAGGATGTTCGTCGCGTCCGCCCCGGTCCGCCAGTGCATGTACCAGGCGCGGCGGCCGTCCGGGAGGTTGTTCGCCGTGTTGAACAGGTGCGGGATGAACTCCACGGACGTCGATCCCGGCTTGTCCACGATCTTGTAATTCGAGAAGTCGCCGTAAATGATCTCGTTGTCCAGGGCCGTGGTGGTCTGGGTGATCGGGCAGTCGTCCGACTCGTAGACCGGACGGCCCAGGATGCGGTCCGTCACGGGCTGGGTCAGGTCTCCGGAGTAGCTGGAGCTCACGGCCGTACCCAGGCGCTTGATCGCCAGGTTGTACGTCGGGGCCATGAGCCACGCTCCACGGCCGCGCCAGCGCTGGGGGACGGCCTTGTACAGGGCGTGGACGTCCACCTCCCCGATCACGGCCGCCGTCGTGGAGGTGATCTCCACTGTGGTGGAAGCGTCCAGGGCGACGAAGATCCCCTTCGCCTGACCGGAGCCGGTACCCACCATGTGGGCCGCGCCCTCCAGCCTGTCCCGAGCGTCCGCGAACAGCATCATGACGTCGGAGGTCAGGCCCGCGATGTCCTCGAACGCCTCGATCGTCGCCTGAACCAGGGCCTGGGGCTTGTACGTGCTGATCCCCACGGTTCCGAAGCCGGGGGAATCGTCGGAGACCTCCGTGGCCTCCGCGTCCCAGGACGCCGTGACCCCTGCCGTGGTGACTCCGTGCCAGGTGTTCCCCTGGGCCTGGGAGAGCGTGGAGACGCTGGCCAGTCCCCGCATGATGTTCGCGGAGCCGGAGTTCGTCAGGATCAGGGTCGGGTCCAGGTGCGTGGGGACCAGGTACCCGCCCTGGGTGTTCGTGCCCACGGCCACGGCCGCGCGCTCCTCCTGGGAGAGCGTCATGCCGTTGGGCTCCGTCATGAGCTTGGCCCAGCCGGAGGAGTACTCCTCCCGGCTTCGCCCGATCCAGTTGAGGACCCAGTCCGGCGACTTCCGGACGTGCTCCTTCACCAGGCGCTCGAAGTGCGCTTCGTTCTCGGACCCGCCCAGATCCTGGTCTTCCACGGCGCGAATGGCGGAGTCGGCCATGACCCGCCTACGGTCCCGGACGTTCGTGATGTTCCGGCCCCGGTCCTCCAGGATCGCGAAGGGGTCCCGGTCCGGGATGAAGTTCGGGGAGCGGCGCGCGCCGTCTCCGTCCTCCCGGTTGCCCGGACGGCGGGACATGCGCTCCAGCTCCAGGTGGCGGTTCTCCAGGCCCTGGAGCCTGTCCCGCTCCGTCACGCCTTCGGTCCAGCGGCGCTGTTCGTCTTCGTTCAGCGCGCGATCCGTCGCGCCGTTGTGGATCTCCTGAAGGCAGGCTTCCAGCCAGACGATAGAAGATCGGATGAGCTCTGGGTCCATGACCCTTTTTCCCTTCTCTACCGGAGCGTGTACCCCCTGAGTAGGGCCGCACGCTGGTCAAACGTGGCTCCGGCGAGTGGATTCGGGTCCGGCTCATCCTTCGTGATCTTCGTGGCTGGGTCCCCCGGAAGTGCGGTTCGTGCGGCTTCAGGCCACCCAGTACGGAGGGATCGTACCTCCTCCAGCACTCTGGCGTACTTAGACCGGTCCCGTTCCTTCTCCAGCTCGAACCAGATGTCCGTGAGGGACCGGACTCCGGTCGTGGCTTCGGGATTCGCGGGGAACGGCGTCGGTCCGAACTCGAACATCCGGACTTCCTTGATCGTGCGCTCCGGAATCCCATCGGGGTTCCAGTCGCTCCGGCCTGGTTCGTCGTTCCATTCGTCCTTGATCACGCGCATACGGAACGAAGATCCGTAGAGTCCGGCGCGGATTCCGGGGAGAAGATCGCGGTTGTACGACGTGTCCAGGAGCGGGACCACCCCCAGGGGGGAATCCTTCTCCTCCGAGAGGGATTCGACAGGTCCGAGAACCTTCGCCCCGATCTGGGGGTCATGCCCGTGATCGAACAGGACTTGAGTCCCCCGGCTTTCCTTGATCGTCTTAGCGAAGGCTCCGGGCGCGGTCCGCTCCATGAACGTCCCCTCCCACATGGAGTCGATCCGGTACCAGACGTTGAACGGGGAGAACCTGATCTCCACCGTGTCCAGGTGATCGGATGCCTTCTCCTCCGGAGGCGCGTCCGGCTCCGCCGCCTTCTTCGCCCTGATCGTCACGACACGGCCGGAGATCCCCCGGACCACGTCAAGATCCCTAACCGTCTCCACTGGGCTTGTCCCCTTCCTTGGGCTGATCTTTCTTGTTCGGGTCCGCCGCCGCG